GATGTCAGCGTTCGGAATATACTCAGGGGAAAAGCGGCATGCCCGAGATCAAGGCATTCGATAAGAGCATGGGTAGCACGGGGTTGTCTCTGATGACCGTGGCCAGGCCGCTGGCCAGTTGACTGACGGCGGCCTCCTCGCCAAGGCGAGACTTCATGTGGCGCGAGCACCAGATGGCGTGCAGCAGTTCGTGGATCAGTGTCTCCGCTTGCTCGGCGGCCGGTATGGTTTGGTCGATCAGGATCTCCCCCGTCTCGCCATAGAAGATGCCGCGGCAGTCATCCAGCTCGGAGGAGGCCACAGCCTTAACCAGGATGTCCCGGTGATCTACCTTGATGAACATCCTGGTCTCTCCGGTGGGAAGAGATTACGCGGCTTGCACCGCGTTGTGAGCGGCCAGCACGGCGGCGTCGAACTGGGCTTGCTCGGCGGCGGTCGGCGCGGTGCCTGATGTCAGCAGCTTCACGGCGGTCTCGACGGCGGTCACGACTTCAGGGAGCTGCGGGGCGAACGCGGCGAGCGCCTGAAGGAGGGCGATGATCGTTGCTACGGGCATGGGGACGGATCCTTAGTTGGTGGCGGGAACGCTGGCGACGTAGGCGGACAGAGCCGTCTGCATGGCGATCAGGTTGGCGCTCGAGGGGTTGGCCTGAAGAGCCTTCAGGTCGTTGTAGGCTGTCGCCTCGGCGGTCTTGATGGCGGTCTTGGCGGCGGGGATCGCGCAGACGGCACCCTTGACCGCTGGTGTGGCGCACGCCGGCAGGGTCACATAGCCGAGCGCTACCGTATCGGCCGCCGTCAGCCCGTTCTCGAGCGCCGCGATCTCCGCGGGTGTCGGGGTGCCACAGGCTACCAGCCCGAGGGCCAGCGGAAGAGCGAGGAAGAGTTTACGCATGTTGGGTTATCCTTTGTTGGACCAGGTATCGGTGTGAACCACATCTGGAGCCAGACCGGCGACCTGGGGATCCGTGGCGTTCTTGGCGTGGCCGAAGTTCAGGGCAACCGACTGGACTGTCCGATAGAGGATGACGTATCCTTTGTTGGAGCCTTGGTCGGGAGGCGGCAGAACAATCGCGATAGCAGCCGCGATGGCGATGACGCAAGTGATGTATGGAACATACTCAGGGTGTGCCATTTCAACCATATGAAGTAGAAAGTCCATCTCATTTTTCCTCGTCTTTTGCGACAGCCTGATTGACGGCGACCGCCGATGCTATTGATCCGGTCATGACTGCTACCGAGGCCGGAGTGGTGCTCGGTAGGTTGGCCACCGCGTGGTCATACGCTTTGGTCCCGATGGTCTTCAACCGGCGGGCGTTCCACCAGTCGTAGAGGTTGGCCAGATACCAGAGGATCGCGCACAACGTGGCGATAGCTGGCAGCGCGCCCACGGCATGCCCAACGATCGCGACCAGAGACGCGATCTCAGCTTCAAGCGTTGCCATGGTTCGACCCATCGGTTAGTCTCCACAGCCCGAGATATGCGCCCAGTCACTAGTCATGTCAAGGCACCACGGCGACTGGAGCTAAAGCTGTCACAGCGGCTAGTGGTATGGTCACCGTGGAACTAGTCACGTCCACCGTATTACCAGCCAGCAATAGTTGGAACAGCAAAGCAACCCCAGCGGGCGTCGCACAGATGGCGGTCAGTTGAGCCAGAGTGAGCCCATAGATCGGGTTGCTGCCTGTATTCTGGGGTAGCGGATTGCCGACGAGTGTCATGTTATCCTACCCTTCGCGCGAAAAGACTGCCAGTCGCGCCCCAATTAGTGCCGCCAGATTGCACTCCTGATAGGTAAACCGTTTGGGCGCCTGACACGGTTACATTCAATATCAGCCCACTAAGCACCGGGCCTACTGCCGTGCTTATACCAAACATTTGCTGCACACTGGTAGCGGGACCAGAAATGGACGCCGAAGTCGTGCTGACCCAGGCGGATAGGGATGTCGCGTTCCCACTGCTGCCCACGTAGCTCAACCCGCCATGCACTTCCCATACGCCAGCCGTTAATGAAAGCCCACAGAAATCGGCTAGTGTGGTGCTGGGCGCCGCACCGTAAGTATATGCGGTTTGAGTGCCCGATCCCGCACTGCTGGTGTTGACATAGATGCCCGCCACAGCGTTCGCGATCGTGGTTGATAGGTGGAAAGTGCTCGAATTTATGGGGGTCGCGAAGTAAGTAGTGGGGGCTCCTGATAGCCCCGATGGCAGACCTCCGGTCGTCGTGAATTGAACCGCGCAGATGCCAGTCATCCCGTGTCCAGACAGCGTGACAACCGCGGGGCTGGCATTGGTGATTGTGCAAGTTCCTGACACCGCACCGGAAGTTTGGGCGAACAAAAGCTCACCAATGGCTCCCGCGGCTGGATTGGAACCAGCCGTGAGACCAACTACGTCCAGACTGCCGGAATTGATGGCCAGGTTCGGTCCCAACGCGCTGACCGTGCCGGCGTTCCACTCGACGGTCAGGGTGCCCGTGGCGACAATCGGGCTGGTGCTGGCTGATATGCCCGCGCCTGAGACCGCTACCTGGGTTACCGTGCCAGTGCCGGGCGCGCTGGCGGACAGAGTGCCCCCGGACAGAGACAGGTTAGAACCGATCGTGGTGACGACACCCGCTTCCCAGTTGGGGGTGAGGGTGGTGCCAGCCGCATCCCATGCCACGAAGCCTGAAGGCACGGCGTTCACGAAGCTGCCCACTGTGTTCAGCGTGGCGATGTCGGCGCTCGAGCCGTTGTGCAGAACGAAGGCCGGGAAGACCGCGCCAGTCACGTTGAAGGTCACGCCGCCCGTGCCAGTCGCCGGGTTCTGGTTCCCGATCACATCGCCGTTCCATTGGCCGGACGACGGACTGTAGAACCACACTAGTTGCGCGGTGAGGTCAACCGCTATCATGGCGGTCGGATAAGTGGAGGCGTTGTAATACCAGGAGGTGTCGGAGATTTTGGTCGAACCGTTGAAGTAGACGTTGCCCACGCCTTCCTGATAGCCGATCGCGTCTCCATCTGAGCCCAGGTAGTTGCCGGTCAGTGCCCAGGAGCTATTGGCCAGTCCCCAGATGAAGCCGTTGCCGCCGTCCACTGAGTTACAGGTGACCTCGAAGACATACTTGCCGGAGGACTTGGAAGTCGTGCCACGCACGCCATACCAGGTGTTGGTGGACGCCCCGGTCTCCGTCGCCGTCTCGTTGCCGTTGGACAGGGTGATGTGGCTGTCCTTGTCAGATGGGTTCCATGTGGTGACCGCGCCGCCCGTCAGGGCCAGCCCCGTGCCGAGCGCGGTGACCGTGCCCGCTGACCACTCGCTGGATCCACCGGTTGCCTCAAGAGACCCACTAACGATCGTCAGGCCCGAGCCTACCGAGGTGACGACTGTCGTCTGCCAGTCACCCGTGATCGTGCCGGAGTTGATCGCCAGTCCAGCTCCCAGCGTGCCAACCGTGCCGGCGGTCCACTCCTGCGTGGGAAAGGTAACGGTCAGGGTGGTGCCGACAATCGACAGCCCGGAGCTGAAGGCGGTGACTTCTCCCTCGCGCCATGCGGTCTCGAGTGTGGTGCCAGAGATGGACAGCCCGGTCCCGAGCGCGGAGATCGCCCCCGCCGTCCACTCCTGCGGCGCGGGGTTAGCTGGCCCTGTCACCACTCCACTGGACACCAGTTGCTTGCCCAGGCCAGGGATGGAGAGTAGCTCCGCGGGGCCGTTGCCAGGGGTCGCCCGGCCAAGGATATAGCCCGCCGGCATGGACACCCGGATCCCGCGAGGGTTGATCTTGGGGGTGTTACTGGCCACTGGCCGCGCCCTTCGCCGTCGCCGCGTCCCACTCTTTCTGCAACTGCTTCTGGTAGACCTGGAGCTGGGGGATGTATCGATTGTAGATCGCGTCGATCCCCTTCTGCTTGTCGGCCAACGACATGCCAGGCTTCTCCGCTATCATCGTGACCGCTTGGTTGATCGTGGACATTGACTTCTCGAGCCCAAGGATCTTCTGGCCAGCCATCATCTTGTCAGCTACGGACGCTTCGGTCGCGTCCTTGTCCTTGATCCCCTTGCGAGTGTCCGCGATGCTCTGCTTGACCTTATCTATCCAGGTGTAGGTATCTTCGATCGTCTTCGGGGTGTAATCCGAGCTGGTGATGAAGAAAGATTTGGTGAACACGTCATGAAGAAGTCCCTGATTGTGAGGGCTCGGGATGCTGCCGTCGATTACGTGCGCCAGGGTGTAGATCCCCGGTGCCCATTCTTTGAAATAGTTCTCCGCGACGATCGGACTGATCTGCGCGATCCCGCCGGGGAAGTAGGGCCGTGGTGATCCCAGCACCTTCGCCATGCCGATGGCCAGAGGTGACGTGTAGGGACCATACTGCTGCGGAGCGGCGAGCTGCTTCATGCTGTCAGACAAGAGTGGCGTGCCACTGACGATCTTGGTGTTGGTGGCTTGCTCAGCGATAGGCCCAAGCAAGCCGGGGACGCCCAGCGGCATGAACGTCTGGATAAAGGGCGTCATGTTCTCCGCGAACGTCCGCGGCTTGTCGCCAGCCATCCAATCCACGAACCGCTCGGCCAGCGCGGTGAAGGCATACCCGAGCACGTAAGGTTTCGGAGCAGTCATGCGATAGCCCGTGGCTTCATCGACTGGCCCGTTGAAATGTAGATCCTTCTGCCACTGCGGGATCTCGGTGGACCGGTCAACGGGGGCCAGATGCTTGTCTTGTAGCCGGTTGATAACCGCGAGGCCGACAGCCGGGATCGTCAGGTAGGATATCCCTCTGGCCATGAAGAACGCCATGTCCCTCGCCTGTGTGGCGCGATCTTGTGTGTTGGTCTGAAGCGCCCGCCCGAGCTGTTCAACGTCTTTGATCATGACGGAGCCGAAGGGGATCATGCTGGTGAAAGCCTGGGCTGCCGCGGATGCGACTGGTTCACGGAAGTCGAGCGAGTTGGTCGCGGACGTATTGTGGGCCACGAGTGGCGCGGAGCCCTTGCGGAGCTGGTGGGCGAAGTCGCCACGCTGGGCGGCATAGTGCGCGGCGTGCATCAGCACTCCACCCCATTGCGCCGGGTTCGCGTGGCTGTTCCACGCCCGATTGATCAGGCCAGACTTCTTCGCCACGTAATCAAAGTCACCGTCTTTCCAGATCCGGTCTATGTCGGAGACCGCGGTAGCTCCACCATGGATCTGAAACTGTCGGCCGAGCTCGCTGACATCCTGGCCAGTCATATCCCTGATGGCGTCCGGCAAACCCTCGAAGATGTTCATCAAGGGGAAGCGGGGGGTCTCACCAGCTACGGCTCGGCCGTATTCCGCGTGCGCGGTCGCGGTGATCCAGAAGTGTGGCATGATGGCCAGGTTCTTCGTGATGAACCGAGAGACCGATCGCATGGTCGCGACAAGGAAATTGGTGTTGTGGATAGCCATGGCGTTGTGAGTGATCGCCGTCACCCGTGGATCGTCCGAGCGCCACAACTCCGGCACGCCATCGCGGAAGTAGAGGAAGTGGTTCTCATTGCCCGCCATGCCGTTGTATGCGCGATAGGCCAGCGCGGGCAGGGCGGCTTCCTTGGCGGCCCCGGTGATCTCATTGCCATCTTCATCCTCGAGCCGGCCCTTCAGCAGAGCGCCCGTGTCCAGGTCGATGCCCATGGTCTTCGGGTCAACCTTCTCGAGGCCGAAGTTATCCGCGGCGCCCATCATTTCGACCAGGCCAACCAGATGTCCAAAGCGGGCGTTCTGATCGCCCATGGCTACCATGCGATGCCAGTTGGCGACCGTCGAAGACGCGGGGTCGTTGATCTTGATATCGGACCCTTCCATCTTGCGGAGCGTGCGCGTGCCTCGGCTGGTGCTCGGGGTCAAGGTATCCTTGGGGTCCATGATACGATCGAACGTGACGTAGTAGTTGTTCAGGTCATTCAAGGCTTTCTCGCGAACGTCATTCACCATCCCGCGGAGCCGATAGTAGTGGGTCAAACCTTGGTTGGCCTGCTGCCAGAGCTTGGCGAACTCCCCATACTTCGCCTGGGTCGCCGGGTCCGCCATGTGCGCCGCGGCCACGTCGAGCGGGATCCCGGTGTTGATGCCTTGGGCTGCCTTCTCCACGGTGCGGCCAGCCAACAGATAGTTCCACGCGCCTGGGGTGGTGCCACCATTCTTGGTCGCCGCGTCGAACGCATCGAATACAGAGGGGCCACCAGTTTCCTTGAACCCAAACTCCGTGGGTTCGACCGTGCCCAGCTTGAACATGGCGTAAGTGCGCGCCTTCGACCCATAGGTCATCCGGCCCATCGCCTCGAGCCCGATCTGGTGTGGCGCTTTGATCTGGCCCTCCGCGGTATGTGGACCAAGCAGGCCCAGCTCCCGATCAATCGAGCGATCAGGCGAGAGCTGGCTGTTGAACTTGGCCAGGAAACCACGGAGGCTACCGCCAGCGGACTTGAAGAACCCTGGCTGCCCAGGCTTCTCGCCCACGATGTCCCCGATGACCTTCTCGCGGTAGTCTTCGTTCTTCAGAAACTCAGCGCGTGGTCCCGGTTCATCCGGGCCAGGTAGCTTAGGCACTTCCGGAGGTTCTTCAGGCGGTTCACCCCCGCCCGCGGCGCGTTCCGCCAGGGCGTTGACCGGAGGTTCCCATTTGCCATCGTCACCCTGCGCGGTGATCATCTTGTCTTCAACCGGCGAGACGCCCATGGGCTCCACGGGTGGCTTCGCGCCGCGTAAAGCTTCCGTGAATTTCTGCACGACTTCCCGTGCGTCTCCAGGTTTCCAACCACCTCGGTTGACCAGCCCATTCACGATGTTGTCCGCGATCTTCTCCGGAGGAATACCCGAAGCAGACATGTCTTCGTAGGCGTTCTTCAGGCGCACGAAAGCCGCCTGCGCGGTCGGACTGCTCTTGCCACCTGGCACCGCCAGGATATCTTCCGCGCGCACACCGCGGATCGCGAGAGCCGCCTGGTAGCCGGCTTCCGACACGTCTTCGTCTGGGTGCATACGCTCGCTGTGAGCGTCCATCACTTGTTTGATCTCGTCCGCCTGAGCTTCCGTCTCCCCAGTGCCGTAGATCAGGCGCTCCTGATCTGGGGTCAGCTTACCATACTTCGCATCGAACTCCTTGGCGCCCTCGTCCGCGCGCTCGGGGTTGCTACTGTTCTGCTTGCGGTCCAGCCGGTTGAACTCCTGGGCCTCATCTTCACCGCCCAGGGCTTTGACGAGTTTCTCATGGTCACCCATGGACTTCTCTTCGTGCATCCGCTGAAGTTCGTCCGGTGTCTTGGTGTAGAGCTGGCCACTGTCGCCCTGGCCCGGCGGCAACACTTCGCCTTCCGCTTCGGTCTTGTAAGGCTTCGGTTCGGCCAGTTTCATCTGGTCGAGTAGTGGAGTGACGCGCGTGCCGTCCGCGGCCCTCGGGGCCAGCAGTTCTTCCTGCACACTGACATCCTGGCCCGCTACCTTGCCGAGGTCGAGCGGGCGGATCCCGGTATGCGCGTAGGCATCCCAGATGTTGGTCGTGATCGCTTCGCCCGCGGGCGTAGTTATTGGCCGGGCGGTCGCCCCATGAGGCACGATGGCATGCGCGGCGGCGAACCCAAAGCCAAGAACGACCGCGGGCAGAACTTCGTTCGCGGTGGGCACCCGGCCCTCGAGCGCGTCGCCTACCGTGGTGGCCGCCACACCAAAGCTTGCTGCTTCGGCTGCCTTGCCGCTCACCGTGGCCGCTGCTGAGCCGAGGAGAGGTTCTGCCCCTTCTGCTACCTTGGCGCCGAGCGGGCCGGCTACGGCCCCTCCAACGGCTCCCTCGGCCGCGCCCTTTCCAGCTTCTTTGCCCACGCGGTTCCAGGCCACGTCGGCCAGGCCAGCCATAATGTCTTTCCAGGTGGCTGTCGGGTTCTTGGCGTAGATCTGGGTCAGCGCTTCCCGCATGCCCGACGTGAGGGCTGAGCCACCCGCGCCGGCACCAACCGCGACGCCAACCGGCCCCGCTCGAGCGCCCATCAGCCCGCCGCCCGCGCCGCCCGCCATGAAGGTAGGGAGGTCCCCAACTACTGACCCGATCCCGCCCATGACACTTTGGAACATGGAAGGGTTGTCGGGCATCTTGAAGGCTGGCTTGCCGTTCAACAGCAGGCCAGACGGTTCGTGACCGAAGCCGGCGGCCATGTATTCCAGTGGGCTGCCCGCGATCCTGGCGTGGTCGTCAAGGCTCAACTGGTCGAGGTTGGCGTGCAACTCGTCGCTCATTGGGGCGACGTTCATCTTTGGGCTATCCCAGCCCCAATACTTCATCACGTCGTTGTATTTCGCGCCCGCGTCGATCGCGATCTTGCTCTGCCGGAGCGCCTCGCCCTGAACGTCGTCAGGCTTGGCGCCAGCATCTATCGCGATCTGCATTTCCCGCGCACCCGCGGGCCTGTCATCCATCAAAGGGTCAGCCATCACTTGTTCCCTTTAGCGTAGTCTACCAAAGCCTTCATGCCAGGAGATAGACTATCCAGTTGGGATTGGCCAGGGGTGCTGACCGCTGGCGCTCCGCGGGGAGTTTCATTGACCCGAGCTTTGGGCGGACCCAGGTCGTTGCCCGTGGACGGATCGAAGTTGCCATCGTTCCGCGGGGGTGTTGGCGTGGGGGTCGGGGTAGGCGCCAATTCCTCGGGCGTCTGGCCATAGCGCGGCGGGGTCACACCGCCTGTGCCGAGAAACTCAGCCATGATCGCGGCGGACTGGTCGGGCGTCACGGACAAGGCTTTGTCATAGCCCTGGTAGATCCAGTTCTTGCTGTTCGGATCGTGGACCAACTCTTCGACCGTGAGCCCCCGCTGCAATCCATTCAACAGCTTCGTGCGAGCCTGGGCATTGAAGGCGTCCAACTTGAAACTCTGGCCAGGTAGCATTTGCTGACCCATGCCAATCTTCGGGTTGAGGTCGATCGCCATGTCCTTGTTGGTCTTGGCGAAGTCCTGAAGCGCGTTCCGCACGAGGGGATCTCGATCGCCACGAGCCTGGAGCTGGCCAATCTGTTGCACGTCATCTCGGCTCAAACCACCCGGCCGGCCATTGGCCCCATCGGCTTCCGCTTTGTTCAGCTCGTTGATCGTCAACCGGTTGGGGTCACCTTCCGGCAAAGCAGCCCGATCGTAGAACTCTTTCTTCGTGGCCATGTCCGAGGTAACCTGGGGGTTTTCAACTCTGGACTGAGCGATCTCCCCAATAGTATGCGCGTGGTCGAGGGGGATCAAGCCTTTGGACGCCGCGACCATGGCATCATGAGCGATCGATGGATCCATGGGCTGGCCCGGCGGGGTGTTGGCCATACGAGTAGCGAACTGCGCATCGACCTTCCGGGCGGTTTCCTGGCGCGCCAGGTTCGCGTTCTCTCGCGACAGCACCGCGTCTTGTCTGGCCTGCGTCTTCGCTTCCTTGGCGAGCTGGATGATGTGCGTGGCGTCAACTGTGCCCGCCAGGTCCGGCGGCAGCTTGTTGAGCATCGCCAAGGCGGCATCAGGGTGGTTGACCGCCATGGACCCGAGGGCCGCGTCCATGATCTTGCCTTGGGCCAGAGTGCCATACTTCGCGGAGGCAGCCGCCTTTTCCACCGGCCCCATGTTGGGGTGAGCCTGGATGATCGCGTCGAACTGGGCCTTGGCACCTTGGGCCAGACTAACCGCTTGCGTTGGGTCTTTGGCGGCCAATCCGGCGAGGGAGTTGGCCAGTTGATTGGCGGCGATGTCCGTCTGCGCTTTGGACACGTTGGCGAGATCGGTCAACGCCTGCGTGTGACGCGCCAGTTGGCGTTGGCTGTCGTGCTCGATCAAGGCATCCCGCACTTCACCGGCGGGCGCCGCGTCAATGACTTTCTGGGACTGCGCTTTATAGATGTCCGCGATCTGCTGCGGGGCGTCCGCCTGGTCTGAGAAACCCGGCTCCTTCATCTTGTCCTGGGCCTGATCGTAAGCCGTGCTCTCCGCGGTGGCGAGCCCGGCCATCCCGTTGGCCAGATCCTTATGCTTCTGCAAGTTCTGGTAGTCCGTTACCATGCGGCCAACCTCGCCGAAGCCTTGCTTTATCTTGGCCGCCGTCTGATCCGCGGTCTGCGAGATCTTGTAAGCCGCCTGGACGCTGGCCCGTTCCCCCACGTCGGAGGGATGAACCGTCTGGTCGGGCGACGCGCTATATTCAATGATGTTGGGCATCAGAGCAAACTCGCTATAGCGGCGACCCCGGAGAACGCGGCACCAATCGTGTCGCCTTCAGCCTTCTCTTTTTCCTGCGCGGCCATGCTGGCGTCCGCCTCTTGCTGTTCTTGGTAAGCGTTTTCCTGCACAACGTCATTGCTGACCTGGGTGTGCAGATTGATGCTGAACTGGCTCTTGTTGGCGAACTCGAGCGCCTGCGCGGTGGAACTGGTCCCCGAGAAGCCCGCCGCGGAAGTTTCCGCCATCTGAGTGCCGGCCAGCATCGAGAGTTGCCGGGCACCCTGAGCTTGCTGGGTAACGATGTTGCCTTGCTCGACCTGGACGTTGACCTGTGCCGCGGCCGCCGCGGTGGTATACATGGAGGCCGCTTCACGCGCGCCAGCCGCGGCGAACAGATCTCCAACCGCTGAACCAACGTCGTTTACCGCGGCTCCATAGTTCGCACCACTCATTGGATTACCTGTCTTGTGTATGCAAGAAGTTGCCAACCGCGGACAGGATCATCGGATACGGCCCTGTCACGGACCAGTAGGTCATGCTGTCGAAGCTGTAAGCATCACTAATCACATCCCACTTTATCCCGGAGAACGCCTGCGATGCAAGATATGGTGTGCCGCCATCGCTCTTGAAGATCATCGGCAGCACGTTGGCCGCGGTGGTTCCGATCGACGGCCCAGCAGGCGTGTTGTTCATCACGGCCGAATACATGTGCGAGCGCCGGGTCTTGCCTGTCGGCGGTCCGTTCTGCGCGCCAGCTTCCTGTGGCGTCGCCGGCCGGAGGCGCTGTCCGATGGATGTATACGGAATGCCGACAAGGGCGGGCACCGTGGCCGCCATGATGGCCACCGAGATCGGGTTGAACGCCGAGTAGGGGAAGTATTCCGCCCAGTCGGTGAAGGTGCTCGAGGTGCCACTAAGTGGCGTTGGCGCACCGGTGGTCCCTGAATTGTAGTTGAACCTGGCCGACACGGAGTTGCTCACTCCGTTGAAGAGCTGCTGCGTGGCTGTCGGATCCAGCGCGCAGCCGGCGATCGTGAACTCGAGATTGGCCACTCCGGTCAGGGTGTTGAGCCCGTAGAAGTTGCCCCCCTGGTCCATGAACCCGTAGATGCCATTGGTGATGTTGCTGAAGCCAGGGCCTTGGGAGTTGGTCACCGTGCCAGTAGTGGCCAGCTTCCACATCAGCCCGCCACTGATCGAGTTGATCTTGATGATGTAGGTATTGCTGTTGCCGGTGCCCGAGACGAACGCGATGATGTTGCCATCCGTCTGGTCGTAGCCGAAGTCCGGGCAAGTGACCGCGGACCAGCCGGCGTCTATCGAGGCCGCGGCGATCGTGCCGATCGTGTTCACCGCGATGGCTGACTGGTTCGGGATCGTGTAGACCGTCCATGGGCTGTTGGGCGGCTCCTGAGTAGTTGGGCTGCTACCGGTGTTTTGGTAAACCTGCACGCCATTAGTGACGATCGCGTCCACGCCATACGTCCCGGTCGCCCAGGCCGTGTAACTGGTGTAGTTATTCTTCGCCGTCTCGCCGATCGATATGACGGTCGTCGTCAGGGCGGACGCGTTGGCGCCCTGCGAAGGACTGACCCCGATGACTGAGCCAGCGCCAGAGCCAGACGCGCCAGTGCGATAGGTGTAGTGTGGCCCCGGCGAGGCTTGCTGGTAGTCCGCGTAGCGCCCCTCGGTGATGTCCACCACCCAGAGGTTGCCGCCGCTGTGTGAACCCACCAGGAAGAGATGACCGCCAGCCACGCAGAACGCGGAGCCCACGGTGGGCGTGCCCACGGCGAAGTAAGGGCTCGAGCTGCCCGAGCTGGTGCCGAAGAGGGCCACCGGCACGAGCGTCCCCGCGGGCAACTGGAAGATCGCGCTGTTGCTCGAGGAGGCATCATAGAGGTAGAAGTTGCCATCCTGGCCAGCCCCCGTCCCGAAGGGCATGGCATCCGCGATCGTGCCGGAAATGGTGGACAGCGTGAGGCTGGCGATCTGCGCGCGCGTGGTCACGTTGAAGCTCTTGAGGAACCCCGCGGAGTTGTCCATGAACCAGAGGATGTTGTTGCCCCAGTCCTGGGATACCTGGGTCGTGCCGCCCGAGCTGGTGCTGGCGGCATACTCGCCTATCGTGGCCGGCGTAGCCGAGTAACTCGCGGGAGGGGTAGTGATGACTTTGGCGAAACCTGTTGATAAGCCTGGTTGACCAGTGCTGGGGTAGGCGAGCATGTAAGCCTGTGTAAACAGTCCGTCTGGGTCCGATCCATAGGGCACTGTAATAGAGCCCGTAGCATCAACCGTGTAAGATCCGCAGTTGAGCCCGGCGATGAAGGCGGTAACCGACAGACCAACAAGCGGCCAGAACCCTGACAGAACAACTGAGCCGCTTCCCGTATCGACAATGGCAGTTGGAGCACGCGCGTCGTCGAGGAAATAGGAGCCGTCAAGGGGGTCGCCTTCCTGAAACATGCGTTGCGAAACTTCGACCACGTAGACCGCGGAGTTGGCCGGCGCGGTCGCCACCATCGTCAGGGCATCATACGTGCCGGATACATCTGGCCCGACTGAGATGGAGTTGACGGCTCGGGTGGCGTTAGAGGTTGTGGGGGCGAGCTGATGTCGATGCCAACCGACGAATGTAGGCTCTTCACTGATGAAGGAGGTGAGGCGTCGGTAGGTGCATCCAGCGAGACCCCCGAGCTTGTTGATCGTCCAGAGTATAGGGTTAGGGGTTTCAGCCCATTGTATCTGGGCAAAGCCAGGGCGTCCAATATGCCTTGCACGAAGGGAGAGATTGGGTGCCGCGAACTTTCCGGTGAATACGTCGGAGATAAGTTCCAAAACTCGCTGGGCGAACCGTTGAACGAGAAGAACAGAAAATCCTGATTTAGCCGGCTGAACATTGGCGCACCCATACTTCGTGACCCTGTGAGCCTGGATCGAGGTTGGCGTGAGCGGGTCGTTGTTGGCGGACGCCATGACGTTCCACTCGCCCGCGGACGATCCGACCATCATACCCTGTGGCCCGCTCTGAGCCCAGAAGTTCGTGTTACTGGTTTCCTCACCCGCCGTCAACTGATACGTGATCGCCGAGCTGTCCGACACGTTGCCGTAGACATCCGTGGGAGACATGGAGTTGTAACTCTGAGCGAAGGCGAACGTCACCGAAGCGCAGATGTAGTTGGTCCAAAGCGACCAGAGCCGCCCCTCGTGGGCGGTGCCCGCGGTCGGGTAGCCGTTCGCTCCACCGAAGAGGCCGAGCTGCCAATAGTTGATCGGGTTCGCGTAGAAGAGATTGCTGGTGAGCGTGACGGTGATCTGGTTCCCGGAGACCGCGGTGATCGTGCCGTAGACCCAGTTGGCCAGTTGTGGATTGATCGCCCAGTCGCCTGGGCTTGTGTCCGGGGTGTTGGCGAGGTTGCTGTTGATCAGCGAGGTGTAGTAGTTACCCGGCCCGGTGCCAGTGCCCGCGGGGTAGAGCACGTTCTGGTTCAGGCTGTATGTCGTGCCAGCCTGCCATAGCAGAGGCTCGGATAGGAAGCGCACAGTGCGCCCTATGTCCGCGGAAGTCGGGCTACCTTGGTTCGGGCCGAAGCCTCCGGTCAGCGTGAAGTTGACGGATCCGCTCTGGCCGCTTGGATTGGCGACCTGGCCGAAGACCGCCTGGTAGTATGGCCCGTCCTGGAAGAGCCAGGTGCCCGCGCTGAACTGAGAGAACCGCTGGTCCGCGGTGTCGAGTGAGTCGAAACTGATCTGCTGGGTCGGGTAGTTCGGGTGGTAGAGCACGAGCTGCGCGCCGGCCATCGCCGCGGTCACCTGAGCAGCATCACCGGCCAGAACATAGGGGTTGGTCAGCACCAGGACGCGCGCCATCACGGCGGTCATCGTGGTGCCATTCCAGTTGTTGATCGCCGGCAGCGCGTTGTCTCCGGTGATCGGATCCGTCAGGCTATAGAGCCCGGTGCCGATCTTGGTCAACAGGAAGTCCCGGTTCAGCATCTTTGCCAGCGCGCCGATCTGGCCCGAGGTCACCAGGAAGTTGACGACATCCCCGGTGTCATAGTTACAGAGGGGATCGACCGCGACCGTCAGGGGAGTAGTGGTCTGGATTGATATTACGTTGAAGCCACTATCGAACACATGGTTCGTGCCACTCCAGATCCGGCAGACGTTCGCCGATGGGCCGCTGTCAACTTCGACCGTGTAGGGCGCACCCTCGGTGAAGTTGAACGGAAACATATAAGTCTTGTGGCCGAAGTCCGTGAAGCCCGCCAGCGCGAAGCCTGGCCTGCGCGTCCACGCGCCTTCCTCGAGCGGAAAGGCATTGAAGCAGACATTCATCCCTGTCTTATATTTTGGATCGTCCTGGCGGCCTTGCGCGCTTAACGACCACTCGCCGCCTAAAAATGAACACTGGAGGTTTGATGCGTCGGCCATTAGGGCACTCGCCCTACCAGGGTGCTGGAGACCGCGGTGTTGTTGATCGTCCCGACGACCTGGCCCACGCCTTGCATGATGCCGGGCTGACTGACGACGGCCTGGTTCTTGTTCAGGTTGACCACGCAGAAGCCCACGAGCGCGCCAGTATAGCACTGGGCGAGCTGGGTCTTATCGACCCCCGAGACCTGATAAGCCTGGGTGCAGCCGGCCAGAAGGAGAATGAGAAGCAGAGCGCGCATGGATCACCACCTGCATGTCAAATAGTCATCCTCGGGCGGCTCGGTAGGTCCTTCCTCGATCCCGTTCACTACTCGAGCCTCAGTCATGACGACCCGGTAGATGCCCTGACACGTCTTAACCTTCTCCGCGCTCTGGGTCAATGGCTCGCAAACTTCCATCCCAATGCGGGCGGCCCAGCCTTCGCAGAACATGTCATCCATGGAGGCTACGTTGCTCGTGTCCGCGACGAACCGAAACGTGATCGGATATGCTTCAGAAGAGACAAAGAAGTTTCCCTCGAAAACCCAATCGTCATAAGCGCGTCCAGACGGCGCCCCGAGGTAGGAGGTGCTGCCCGCCTTCGGGGCTTGCGGGGCTTCTTTGAGGTATCCGTAGGGGAGGATGAAGACATTCTGACTGGCGTCCTCTGAGAGCGGCCCGGCGCCGAGCGGGTAGAGAATATTGTAGGCCACCAGACTGGCGTAAGTCAACTGGAGCCACTCGCCCGATTGGGCCAGAGGATCCGCGGAGTTGTTGCTGGTCAGCGACCGCCAGAGCGTAAGCGTGCCGGCCGGCTGGACGACACAGTTGAAGGTGAGGCCCACACCAGAACCAGGTTGAGCCCCGCCTGTCGCAGAAGACGCAGCCTCAGTCGTTCCATCCGAGGAGACCGGATAAAGATTGCCAGGGCTAGTAAGCGTATAGCCAGTAACAACGCCACCCGTCTCAGTGGTGACAATGTAGGTCGCGTCATTGCTGGCCCCCGTCATTGTGAGTGTGCCGGTGTCGCCCACCGCGTAACCCGTGCCGCCCGTGGCCAGAGCCGACGAGGAGATTGGGCCAGTAGTGGTTGAGCTGCGATAGACTATATCACCTACCATGTAGGCTGTCGAACTGATCCCGGTGGTCGGGGTGGACGACGTGGGGGCATACCATTGGTCGATCACCAGCGGGCCGAAGTATTCTTCCCACACCTGGTTGCCGAACACGTCCACGGAGGTATCCGCTCCGGGGGTCTGCCCTACGGTGGTATTCATGGCAACGTAAAGCTGAAGAGACCCACTCGAGTTATATACGACCACCGCGCCAGCAACATAGGTCGTGCCAGTCGCCCAGGTGGACGGGACGAACAGCTTCATGCTGGTGGTCATGGGGAAGAGGCGGGTCTTCTTGATCGAGAAGCGCCATGCGTTGCGGCGCAACTCCGCGCGCCTCACTTTGTGGTAGACGCGGCTGACTTCATCATTCTGCTTGGTGTCATCCCCACCATTGCCGAAGGTCGTGATGTAGGTCGCGCCGACGTGCTGAAGCGCGCGGTTGGCTACATCTTCGGGGGTGAGGAAGCGGGTCGGCGTGGTGACCATGGATCACCCAATTTCGACGAGTGTCACCGTGATGGAGGTGATGAAGCTGTCTGACGCGGTGGTCAGCGAGTATGCGCCCAGATCGAACCAATACTGTTGGCCCGCCGTCAGGCCCTTGGCGAGACCAGTCAGATCCACGGGGCAGAGGTTGTCGCCGATCGTGGTCAGCACAACGCCGTTGGAGATCATGGTCGGGTTGCCGATCGCGACCGCGCCACCTGGCAGAGCAGCGGCGTTCGCTGGCGCGGCCACGCCAGAAACCATCGGGCCGTAATACATCTGAAGCGCGATGCCCACGCCAACGGCGCCCGAGGTGATCCAGTTCACCGTGCCCGAGATATTGGCCAGCACACAACCAAGCGACAACTGCGGAGTGATCAGCGCGCCGAGACCTTGCATCTTGTAGGTCGCGGTGGTGGATGCCGGCGCAGTCGGGTTCGCCGGGGTCGTCATTGCGACCGATGGCGCGATATACTGCTGGTTGATGTTGATCGGCATGGCGTTCGTCCTTATTCGGGGAAGAACGCGGAGCGTCCATCCAACAGATAGCGTAGGATGTTGTCCGTAAGCTCCTTGGCCTCCGAACGAAGTGTGCCCTTACCGGTGTCAATCCGCAACTCGATATCCGTGCTCTGCGTGCTCGAGCCCTCTAAGCACACTTCAGGTCCAGCGGAGTTCTGGCCGCGGTTGATGCCGATGTAGATGCTGGCCATGATGGCTCCTTAGATAACGAAGGACAGGCGCACGCCGATCGAGGAGGTCGTGACAGCCGTGGTCGCGCCGGTCGTCAGCTTGATCAGGATGTCGAACATTCCGCCCGGCTGAACCGAGAAGCCGAAGATCTGCCACAGCGGCGTGTTGCAGCCGGTCACCAGATCGTAATAGGTGATCGAGCCGTTGTTGGTCAGGTTCACCGGAAGCTGGACGGTCGTATCGTTGACCTGGGTCCAGCTGCCGAAGAGCTGGTTCGCGGCGGTATAGGTCGCCGGCACAACCACGGTGCCCGTGTTGGCGGTCGTCGGGATGTTGCCCTGGTTGGCGACCGCGGTGCCGTCATCCGTGCTGTCCGAGAAGGCCACGTTGATCGCCAGCACCGGGTTTTCGCCCGCGCTGTCGAGTGGGCCGTCGAGGAAGAGCGAGAAGTCTTTGACGATCGCGTTCACCGGGAACCGGCAGAGCCGATACAGCGAGTTGGTCGCGTAAGTCACACCAGTCACGTAGTCGGTGTTCATACGCAGGAGACCGGCTACACCCTGGCCTTCGGTCGGTTGGACGACACCCGCGGTTGCCCCGGTGCCGCCAGCCGTTACGCTGTCCCAGTCGGTGATGACGGTAGATTTGATGGTCTCGGCCATGGTGGTCTCTCCGGTGAGTGGAGGGAGCTTTTACGGCTCCCTCCCTCAAGGTTACGGGGTGATGTCGGCGCCGGTCGTGTCGGCGGCGAGAATTTGGATGACCTTGCCCAACTGGGTCCGGGTCGCGCCATACATGTGCTTCGCGTAGATCTGCCAGGGCTGGCTCGACAGATCGACACGGCGGTCCATCTGGACCTCCATGTCTTTCCACATGCCGAGATACATGCCCGACTTCGCCCAGGCGTAGCACTGACGGAGGCTCGCGGTGCCGGGCGACAGACGCTCGGAAACGGTGATGTCAAAGCCAAGGAACTGAGTGAGCTTGCCGTTGGTCAGGATCGGACGATCGGCGAACTCGGTGCTCACCACCTGGACCTGTTGCAGCAGATCGCTCTCCTGCTTGGACCCAATGAGCAACGACAGCGGATCGGTGTCCACGTCAACGTGGTAGTGACGCATGATGCGGCGTGCTTCGATGATCTTGGCCACCGTCAAGCCAGTGGAGGCCGAAGATCCGAAGGTGTCGGACACGCCATACGTGGTGGTGGAAGCCGTCTCGCCCGTCAGGTTCGCGGCGTCCTGGCCGGTCTGCGCGGTGCCGAAGAAAGCGGCGATGATCGCGTCATCCCAGTCACGTCCGAACGCCATCGCGGTGTTCTGGGCATACATGGACTTCGGATCGACGATGGTCTGGTATTCGTCGAACTGATCGACCAACTGCGGAAGCTCGCGCTCTTGTGGGAACACCCACCGGCGGACGAGGTTCGCGTCAACCCGTTGCAGGGGAGCGAAGCGGCCCGCGGGCGCCTGGCT